CGCAACCAAAGGCTTCCAGGAACCAAAGAGATCACGCACCCATATCAGCCCAGACCCAATCGTTTGCATTACAGACCACGTGGCCTTCATCGCGCTGGCAAACTGCTTGAATGCCTCGACCAGGTTACGGCCAAACGCCTCAGCAATTTCCCGAAGCTTGCCGCTCTCGGCCAGCTTATTGACACGATCCAGAAGCGTTCTCAATTGATCTTTCAGCCAGTCGAACACACCGGCATCCATGACCATGTTCGCGAACCGGGTCCACTGGTCTGACAGGTTGCTCATCATACCGGTCCAAGTCTTAGAGAGCTTGTCCATGGCTCCGCCGTACCGCTCACTCCAGATTGCTTGAAGTGTCGACTGGATCATCTGCCGGTTACGGTTGTCGACCACCTTGGTAACCTGCTCCCCGGACTTGTCGGTGTATACAAAAGCAGTGCGGCTCCCTTCGGTGAAAGCCTTGATACCGAATTCCTTGAGGCGTTCGTACTCACCGTTGACAGCGTCAGCCATCGCCTCAACAGCTTGCATGAGCGGCTTGTCCATGGCTGCGGAAGTATCACCGAGGGTGCGCAGCAGCCCATTAATTGGGTCCAACCCATAGGAACGAAGCTTCACAAAGGCGTCGGTCACTTGGGCAAGCTCATAGGGTGTTGTGGTGGCGAAATCGCTAACCCAGTCCATGGCTGCCTGGGCTCCAGAGGTGCTGCCTTCAACGGTTTCCAGAACCGTCTGGAATCGCTCGAATTCGGAAGCGGTATCCAGGAATAACCGTTTGAAAGCAAAGCTGGCGGCGCCGGCTGCCAGTGTTAGTTTGGTACCGAGTCGAGCAGCTTCCGAGGCGGTACTGCTCACGCCTTTGCCGATCTGGCTGAAGTTCTGGTGGAGGCGCTTAAGTTCTGGGCTATTCGCCAGTCGGCCAAAGCGGCTCTCAATCTTTTTTACAGGCTTGGATACCCTGTCAATCAGGCTAAGAATTACTGACGCCTTCATTTCAGCCATGCCGCTTACTCTCCAACTTCCGGGCCCGCTTAAGCCAGAATTTCAATTCATCTACATCCATTTCCCATATTTCACTGGGCGGGAAATGGAACACCCAAGCAATCAGACCTATGACGTCTGCCCAGTCACCGGGCGTCCCGATAAAGGGGCAGTCAGAGCCTCCCCGATGATCTCCAGGTCCTCAGCGTCAAGCTCATCAACCGCCGTCTGGGGAAGCCCAGTGACGGACTGAATCAGTGCAAGAGTCTTGCCGACCTCGCCCTTTGCGCCGTCCATAGCCTTCAGGTTCTTCGCCTTGATTCGTGCAGGAATCTGAATCTCTTCCAGGGTCTTCTCCCCGCCACCTTCAAACTTGTCCGCCTGATAGGTGATCGGATGCTTCAACGTGATTTTTTGATTTTCGGTCATCGAATTACTCCCTAAACTCGGTCAATACCGAGGCCGGAAAAGTTCAGTTCAAATGTTCCTGCACCAGCATCCAGTTCAGGTGGCTCAGTTACGAAAGCACCACGAAGCATCCAGGATTGACCGGTGTCAGTCTCAAAGAGCAGCGTCGCGTTGGTAATGCCGGCGAGCTTGATTATGTCGGTCTCATTTGTATGGTGGACCGTGCACTGCACAGTTGGCGCTACTGGTGACTGTTTGTAGCCATTCACGCCACGGCCTCCCATCATGGCTTCTCGCTCGAACCCACCAACGTTCATGGTCGCCCCGACTTCCGTAAGAAGGACTTCTCCATCCACCTTGATGCTTGCTCTGCCTGTAATTCTCATAAGAACTTACTCCTGCATTAAGCCCGTTTTACCGAGCTCTCAATAACTTCATTACTCACTTCTGGGAGAGATTTCCCCTGAGGTGAGAGGTGTTGTCTGTGCGTCCAGCTGCCTGGGCTGTCGCCCTCTTCATGCGCAGGGTTAACGCCAGCCTCCGGTCCCGCTCGTACAAAATCCAGTTAACCTGTTTGCGAGAAAGCTTGAAGGCGTACGCCAGTTGTCCGCGCGTCCAGCCATCTTCGCGAAGGGTGACGATAGCTCGCCTTTGATAGATGGCGCGCCTGAGAGGCCAGAGTTTCGGAACGTCGAGGAAGCTATTCCCAAAAAGCCCTGTCACGATTTGAGCATCAACCGCGTCAAGCGCCTCCTGTAGGTAGGTATCCTCTGAAAGACTCGCTGGAATCCACAAACGCCACCCGCCAAATGCATCCACCAGGCGAATAGCTGTCTCCGGTGATTCTTTGACCAAAACAGCGAAGTTTTCATCGGCTAGTTCCAAGATCTCATGGTCCCAGAACATGAATCTCCGGTAGGCCGTCATCAGGCTGTCGGGAGTGGCCTGCACAGATTTTTGAGGCTCTGTTTCCTTGAGCACATCTGAAAGAACCCTATTCAAGCTAAGGGCCGCCCCAGCAGGCTTATCACTTGGGCACATTATTTCTCTCCTCGGCCAGAATTTCCCAAACCCGGCGCTCAGTGAGGCGATATTGGAGCGCCAATTGACGAACCGACTCACCGGCATGGTGGTCCGCACACAGGCGACGATTGCGGGCATGCATCCTGGCAAAGTGTGCCCGGGGTACATCAACGCGCTCCAGGGCATAGTGCTCGGACAGCTTGCCAGCTACCTCAGTGCCCAGCAGTACCGCCAACGGGTGGTCCTCCGGCAATTTCTGAGGGATCGTCAACAGGGTGCCACCGTAGGCACTCACCAATGCCTGGACAGCTTCCAGCCCGATTATGTCGCTCATTTCTTGGAGCGATGCGGGCAGGTCCTCCAAATCCCAGTCAGTATCACCAGAGCCTTGGCCATCGTTGGAATTGTGACGCTCCAATGGCATCAGTTGGCACCTCCATCCCAAGTCCTTCTGATGACCTCTTCGGCGATGCCTGCCAATTTGGACTTTTGGAGTTCTTCCGGGTCGGTTCCCATTTGGCGAGCCGCTTCCAGGTCTTCGCGATTCAACCCCTTGAGTGCGTCAACACTGGTCCCGGTCTCTCGGGCGTACTTCTGCAGACAAGTGGCATAGTCCTGTTCGGTAAGGCCCGAACGCCAAGCTACTTTCAGCTCTTCAGGGGTAACTGGGGGATACATAAGTTCTGCTCCATCGGTAATTTTCTGTTCGCTATCGGCGATGGTTTCAGGGGCGGAGGGCCGGTATGGCTGGGCCGCCCCTGAACGTCTTCACTAGGAAAACACGAATGGAGAAATCGAAGGACCGGAAGGAATTCAGGGGTCTTTGCATCGGGTGGATGAGGAAGGAAGGTAGACGACTCACTCTGCTTGGTGAGTCGCCCATATCTCGACTTTGCGCCTGAGCGCCCTCAGGAAGCCGCTGGCGCGACAGAACGAGCTGCAAGGCTCAGTGAGTCGCTAAAAGACGGGGAGTCCGCCAGGAGGCTCTCAGGCGCTCCTGAGTGCTCGCACTTGAGTAGCGTGGTTTCGAGGCGCTCAAGCAGCATTTGCTGGTGGCTGCCAAGTTCTGCGCAGAGCCACATGCCACACTCAATATGGTTGATTGCGTCGCTACTCCAGTTCTTGAAGACGCTATATTCCTGCATCATCTCCGAAAGCGCAATGACAGCTCGGGATGCATGGCTGACATCCCCGACGATATCGGCCATCGAATGGTTCAGTTTCTTCTGCGCTTCGGCTGTTAACTGTTCTGAGTGCATTCCCATTTTTACTTTCCCCCAGGGTTAAACGTGCTTGATGATTTCGCGGGTGACGCGATCGTCACCGAATTCGGCGGCAGCGTTGAGCGCCTTCACGACAAGGTTGTTGATGACCAGCGGGTAAAGGTCGCTGACAACCTGGCCTTTGTCCTTGCGGCGTAGCCGCTGTCGGATGGCCTCGACGGCTTCCGGTTCGATGACCTTGGCCAGAGAGGCACCCACTCGCTCCAGCTTGTAGTTGAGATACCCCTCCAGATCGTCATCCAGCGGACGCAGGTCAACGGTGATGCAGCGACGGATCAACTCTCGTGCCTGGCTGTTGCGGTGCTCCTGGAGCTTCAGGCCCAGCTCTGTCTGACCGATAAGCACGATTCCCAGCAGCTTGGTAAAGCCATCCTCCAGCTCCCAGAAGCGCTTGAGGTAGCGCAGAGTGGGAATGGTGAGGTCATGGGCCTCCTCAATCACCATGACGTGCTTCTGGCCTGAGCGAGAGGCATCCCGCAGCAACCGCTCCACCTGGCGAGCCTTCGCCTCCAGAGACCGCTTGGGGTTCTCATCACTGATATCGCCAATGATCGCTTCACAGAGCCCGGCAGCAGTGATGCGAGTCTTGTCGATGATGGACGGCATGATGACGGTCGTATTGCCGTCCCGGCGCAGCTCATCCATCAGCATGCGGCGCATAGTGGTCTTGCCGGCACCGGAATCGGCTACCACGGCGACAATACCCTGTGCCTGTGCGGCATGCCGCATGGAGGCCAGAACGTAGCGGTACTCATTGGTCATAAAGACATCCTCGGCGCTGCGCACGTCGTCAATGAACGGGTCGCGGAACATATGGAAGTGTTTCAAAGTGTCTTGTGCTAACATCTCAATTTCCTTGTGGTTGCTTTCTCAAGGGTGCCGGTAGATGGCGGTCTCCGGCTGGCAGGTGGCACCGCTGGTGTCACTTGCCAACTTCTCCGAGCAGCGGCTCTGCCGCCACTCCGAACAGTTGGGCCATTTGCCCGGTAAACTCCGATAATTCCTCATCTGTGATGCCCTCCGGATAACGGCGTTTGAACTCCCGCGTCAGCTGCTTGGCAGCGTTGCTGCCAGCCTCCAGGCCAATGCTGTCCCGAATGATGGGAACGGCCTTCACGTAGGGCAGTCGGCTTTCTACCGCCCGTTTGGGCTGTTGGAGCTCCAGCGCCTGCCCCTTTCGCTGAATGAACTCTGGAACCGTGGCGGCAGCCACGTCAGCGAACGGATCAATCTGGCCATCAAAAGCCGGCTTGCGAGCCTTGCGGGCTTCCTTAACTGCCTGGTCCGTCTCAACGCCGTAGGCTTCGCGGTTCATCTGCTTCCTGAGCCCCTCAACGGGCGTGTCACGGACCGTTGCATGGCTCTCGCCATACACCGGAGAGCCGGTCTTGAAGCCAGCCTCATCACGCTCTATGGGCTCCAGATCGTAGTGGATCTTCTCACCGTCCAGGTTCTCGTGGATCACGGTGACAGTCGGTGCCTGGTAGGGGTTATAGGTCACCTGGACCTGGTCTCCGATACACACGTCCGGAATGCACTCCACCGAGTAAGTGTGTGATCCAATGCCTCTGTCGGCGTAAGAAATGGTTAGGTCTCCGGCCACCTTCCGCGTCACTGGACGGGCCTTCTGAAGCAACGATCGACACAGCTCCCGCGGCGGGCAGATCCGCAATTGCTCGGGGCGGATTTTTTGCCAGAGTCCATAGCGGGTGTGGCCATGACGGCGATGATTCCGGGTACCGTTGAACATCTGCCCCCATTGCTGCGCCTGCTCGTTCAGCTGCTCGATCGTGTCGATGCGGTACATGGATAGACGGCTTTCGAACTCGCACTCCACCAGGTTGTGAGTCCGCTCGACCTGGCCTTTGGCACGGGGTGAGCCCACCTCATGGGTCCGGTGATCAACCTGTAGACGGTCCAGCATCCCCTTGACCAGGTGCGACTGGTTGGCGGTACCGGCATCCCAGATCAGCATGAAGGGGATACCGTGCAGCGGGTCACCCTCGCGCTTGCTAAAGGCATTGAGCAGGAACTCGACCAACGTCTCGGCATTTTCACCGGGGGTGTTGAAGTACTCGACGTAGAAGGCACCGCTGTTGTGATCCGTTACCAGGTAGCGCAACACGCGGTCATTCTTGATCCGGTAGACGTTCTCCAGCTTGTTCTTGTAGAACTCATCCCGGGGCATCACCTTCAGGCCTTCCGTCTTCGGCAGGTAGTACAGCACGCACACCGACACATCGAACTGCCAGACGTGATTAGGGTGCAGGCTGCGCACCTCAGTGTGCGGCTTGGGCTTACTCATCTGCTCTGGGTGAACCCGATGCCGGCGCATTTCCCGAGATACGGTGCTCTCGGAGACGTCAGAACCGATCAGGCCATTGGCGCAGGCGATCTCTACCGCCTGTTTCAGGCTCATCAGCTGCTTGCCATTGTCCCGACTGGCCTGCATGACCAGGTTGCTGATCCGGATGCATTGCTCGCGGGTAACACTGGACTGGCCACGATCACTACGCTGCTTTCGGGGCTTCACGAAGCCAAGTTCCTTGAGGCGCTCCCAGACCCAGTGTTGCGAATAGTTGAGGGTCGTGGCCGCCTGTCTGATCAGCTCACCGCGCTCACCGTGACCCGCGCTCTCAAGCTTGGCACCAACATTGAGCAAGTACTGCGTGGTATGGGGCTCCAACTCCATCACACGACGTCTCCCTCTATCACGCGGTCAAAGTCCGCCAGATCCGGCACAGGGATGCCCAGCAACTGCTCAGGGAGAATGTCGTACTGGCGGCCCAGCAGCAGCGCGTGGCGGAACACACCGCGCAGCTCGGCATATAGGCTCTCTTCCAGGTGGTCGGTGCGGTCCTCCAGGTCTAAAATCTTCTCGACCACTCTGGCCAGATCGTTCAGCGTTGAGATGCTGGAGAGAGACTTGTCGGTCAACTCGGACTTCAGAAGCTCATCGCGCTCTGCCCGCTTCTTCGCGGCCTGATCCGCCGTCAGGTCCCGGCGTAGCTCGCGCTCCAGCTCATTGAGCTTTGCTTCTTTGTCCGCCAGGAGACGTTTATCCACCTGGCGTTCGGACTCCAGGTGTTCGACCTTGTCGCTCAGTTCCTTCTTCTCTCGGGCGTGCTTGGCTGCCATTTCCTCAATCAACTCGACGACTTCTTCCTTGTCGCCAACCTCAATCTGTTCGCCTTCAATGATGGCAATTCGCTCCGCGTCCGGAATCTGGCGCAGGCGTCGCATGTTTCGATAACCCAAACCCAATTGATTGAGTCGTTCCAGGGTCTCTTCACCAAACGCGTTAAGGTTTCTAATATCCTCATCGACCTTCTGGTGGGACATCCCCAATGCTCGGCAAAAGCCCGCCCATGTTGACGCGTTAGTGGTTTCTCCATCCGGGCCGGTAGATGAAAATCCCGTAAATCGCCGATATAGCTTGTTTTTCTTGATTTCAGCGAGTTTGGAGATAGCGCTAACGTTGGCAAAATCAGATACGGCTCGGGCCATTTCTGCCTGGCCCATAAGCCGGCACGCAAAAGCCAGCGCCTCACGATCTTCAGTTCCGCCAATGCTCGCCAGAACCTCAGCATCATCTTGACGAGCCTCAGTACTTGCCACCGCCAGCTGTTGCTCAAAGCGCTGCAAATCCTTGGTAACTTCAGATTTCATCTCTCACCCTCTTACCGCTTACTTCGGTGTATTCATTCTCAATTGTGTGAATCCTGCTCAGGCAATGCCGCTGGTATGCGAAGCTGATCCCAAGAAGCCTCTTACCGGGTCGCCAAAGCCGTTGATTGCTGGCTTCTTGCTTGAGCTCTTCCACCCATTCAGCGACCTCAAGAGCCTCCAAAGCCCTACGCGCTGAGTGATAGGTGATGCCAGCGTGTTTGGCGATCTCGTCAATGGAGCAGCCATCGAAGCCGATCTCCGTTACTGCGTTGATAGTTCCGACAACGCGGTTGGGGCTGGTCGGTTCTTTACTCACTTTCGATCTCCCTTGGTGCCGTACTTCAATTTCTGGATGTAGCGATGAATCGAACCCCTGCTTGGGGCACGTTTCTCACCAAATTCGTTGACGCACGCCTCTCGGAGCCCTTCGTAGGTGAGGCTGGGAGACTGCCGCAAAATAAAGGCCTCAAGCTCGGGGTCTTGCTCGATACTCGACCCTCGGCCAGGAGTTCGGTCCCTCAGCACTGTCAGTGCCAGGTTCGGTGCCCCTTCCTGCATGGCTCCCGCTACCTCCCGAAGCTGCTGGGTCAAAACATCGACCACATCCGAGGTGGAAAGGTGCTGAACAGCGGCCTGCACAGCCCGAAAGGCCCTCAGTTTTTCCGCTTCAAATCGCGTTACACCCGGCATGGCGCTACCTCCCGTCCTTCGATGCGTGCATAGATGCGGTTATAGGTATCAGTCCGCTGCTTGATCAGTGATCGCAACTCGCCGATGGTCTGTTCGTTTACGGCCTTGCCGGTGGACTCAACCAGGTCAGCCAGGCCGGCGAACCAATGGGCGTTAGACTCAGAAAGAGAACCGATCTCATAGCCCACATCGAACAGCTCGCGCTCGGTCTGTGTCATCTTGAAGCTCACGATGTCACCTCCAGTTCCAGTCCTGGTTGCAGATGCTCCTGCACGTTCTTGCGGTGCCAGGCCACGTCCTCCAACAGACCGGTCAGGGCTGCCAGGGCCTCATCGGACCCGTTCTTGCGCTCGTAGAACTCGACCAGCAGGCTCACCGCACCGGCAAACGAGGATTGCAGCTCGTTCAGGTCCGTGGAGGTCACCCGCTTGCCGGTCGGAATCTCGATCAGCATCTTGTTGGCTGAATGCCCGATGTACCGGGTTACCAGGTCGATTCCGCAGGCCGCTTCAAAGGGGCGGATCAGAATCGCCGGCATGCGCCCGCTCTCAAGCCACTTATAGAGAACCCACTTGTTGGCCAGGCCCATCAGGTCTGCGATCCGGTCAATCGAGCGATTGTGCTTCTCGCGGGCGTACTCCATGCACAGCTCCATGGATTGACGCAGGGAGCATGGGCTCACCCGTTTCCAATTTCGTCTTGCCATTTGGAATACCTCTCTACTCAGCAGCCCCAATAAAAGAATTATTCTGCCTATAGGTTCAGCGCTCTAACGGGGCTAGGCTGAAGATCAAGCTAACGATGCAGTGTCGGATTGAGATAGGACGCCAGCTTCCTCGGCAAGGCGCTGTCGTAAGGCCTTTCCTTTTGGCCCATTCCAGCCACCGACTAAAGCAGAGCGGGCATTAGTGGGGTTATAGCCGTACTCACGACACCAAGCGGACAAGGTGGTGCCTCGGGCTACCAAGCCGCCTCGGACTTTCTGATAAAGCTCAGGCCCAGCTTTCAAGTCATTGCTGTTCATGCGGGGATACCTCACAATTAGTTTTCTCAAATACGATTCAACACTGACGATAATGAATAAGGTTTGATTCAATGTCAACATGGAATGAACATGAATTGATTCAATTTGGTGAGCGCTTGGCCGCTGCTCGAAAAAAACTAGGGGTGAATCAGACGGAATTGGCGAGCTGGGTAGGGATTGGACGACCTACACTGAGCCGTTACGAGAGAGGCGAAGCTGTACCTACAGCTGACGTTCTTGCTGCGATCGCTTCAAGGTTGGAGCCGTTCAATGTTTCACTTCAGTGGCTTTTGTATGGAGATGCAAGAGACGAAACGGACCGGCGCGCAGTTAGAATCAATGGTTTCGGCTCACTGGTTGGGTTGCGATTCACAAACGGAGGTGTCGGCGAAGTCTCACTAGGGCCGTCGGAGCTGCGGCGGCTTCTCAAGGTGTGCATAGACCAGGAAAAGGATCAGAGCCAACCAAACCCCAAGGTACTCGAAAGCCTTAAAGTGGTGATTGACCACTTCTACGAGCACCACGATGATTTTGAGATTCTTGCAGATGTTCCGATCGCGGTTCACGGGGTAAAGCTCACGCCAGTAGTCCCGATGTCTACCTCAGAGGATGATCTGGCTAACTGGAGCGCTGCCCGTGGCATGAATCCTCAAGAAAGGCCCGATCACACATCTTCCGAAGAGCTTGCCCCTAAAACTACCCAGACATTTCATGGCAGCGTTGGCCAGGTTGGGGGCGGTGATATAAATAATAACTTCGGCGGTAAAGGCAGGTAAGCGGGCCATGACGAACCAGACTTTCAAGGGGCCTGTTGACCAGGTAGCCGGAGGCAATATCAACAACTACGGGCCGCTCAAGGATGGGCACCAAGTCGCCGGGAACGACATCCACAATCACACGCAGATTGAGGAATATAAGCCGCCAGGGGATAGCCCGCTACTCTATGCATGCAAGGCATGTGGGTGGCCAGGTGTCGCCGTCAATGCTGAGAAGTGCGGAAAATGTGGTTACAACTACGCCCTTGAGAGAGCTGAGGCTGCCGAGCGTCAGCATAGAGACTCGCAGTCTCTCGTTTACTGGCTCGGAGTCGCTGCCCTGGTTATTTATGTCGGAGCAGTTGCCTTAATGCATACCGTATCACTCGGCTTCTTTGACGCTATCGCCGTCAGTTTCGTTGGAGCTTTGGCCGCCTGGGGTGGCTGGATCTGGCTGAGTACCTGGTGCTCAATGAAGCTCAACCGTTTCTTAAGAAGCCGAGATGAGTAA